GTTTACCCGAATAATAGACGAGATGCCGAGCCGATACAAGATAGGACTGACGGGAACGTTGGAGAGGAAGGACGGCAGACACGTTGTATTCAGGGATTACTTTGGGAACACAGTACTTAAGCCACCCAAAGAAAACTATATGACACCAGAGATAGATGTCATAAAATCAGAGATACGATTCCTAGACGGTTCTTTTACGCCATGGGCAGAAAGAATCAATCATCTAGCAACTAATGAAGAATACGTACATAGTGTAGCTATGATAGCTGCTAAGTATGCTGCTGATGGTCACAAGGTATTAGTAGTATCTGATAGAGTTCAATTTCTAAAAATATGCCAACGATTAGTTGGTGACAATGCTGTATGTATCACAGGAGATATGAACTTTGAAGAAAGAGAAGATACAATGAGAAGAGTGGGTGCTGATAAGAATATTCTATTTGGTACTCAATCCATATTTTCAGAGGGTATTAGTTTAGATTCTCTGAGTTGTTTAGTGCTGGGTACACCAGTAAATAATGAACCTCTTCTCACACAGTTAATTGGTAGGGTTATCCGTAAAAAAGAAGGAAAAATCCAACCAAAAATAGTAGATATCCATTTGAAAGGTAAGACGGCAGCTAGACAGGCTAACGCGCGAATGGGATATTATGTAAAACAAGATTATAAGATAAACATTAAGTAACAGAAACTTTATTTGAATTAAATACATGAAAAAAATAGTTCTTGACAACCCCTCATATTTTTGGTATAATATATGATATATTTTGACTGGAAGAAGATTCTAGAAGCGACTAATGGAAATGTTGCTGATATCATTACCATTATGAGAATCATTACTTATAGAATCACACCAAAGAATTATTACGATAAAACATTTAAGTTTTACGAAAAGAATTTTCACGGTAGCTCCTTCTTGGTAAACCCAAAGGAACTGCTCGAGAAAGGTCGTACTTATAGCGATAAAGAGGTAGCAGAATATGTAGGTGTCGCATCATTCCGCAACTCTTATGAGTACACTAAAACGAAAGACACCACTTTAGACCTCATTTTCTGTCAAGTAAGTGAGGACACGATTAACCAAAACAGACTGCTCGAGATTAGAGATGGAAAGATTCATTTCAAATACGAGGAGACATTATAAGGAGAATATTATGGCAATTGGCTTTAATACAACTAAGGGCTCAGCCCAAAAGTCCAAGATTGAAACCTACAATTTTGGCAACAAGGAAGACCATCACATCAGATTGGTGGGTGATTTACTTCCAAGGTATGTCTACTGGATAAAAGGCGAAAACAACAAAAACATTCCTATGGAGTGTTTGTCTTTCGATAGAAACTCCGAGACATTCAACAATGTCGAGCATGACCATGTTCGAGATTTTTACCCTGACTTGAAATGTGGTTGGGCTTATGCAGTCCAGGGCATCGACTACTCTGACAAAACTATCAAGGTTGTCAATCTAAAAAGGAAACTTTTTGACCAAATCTTAGTAGCTATGGAAGACTTAGGAAATCCTACTGACCCAGAAACAGGTTGGGATATATTCTTCAAGAGATTGAAGACAGGCCCGCAGGTATTCAATGTTGAGTACCAGCTACAAATGCTTAAGTGCAAACCAAGAGCGTTAGAAGATTGGGAACAAGAACTTGTTGCTGATCTTAAGTCTATGGACGACGTATTACCAAGACCTACACCTGATGCTCAGCTAGAGCTACTCAAAAGAGTACAAGGTGCAGAATCTGGTGAGACTGTAGACGAGGAGTTTGACGTATCATGATTGGAGTCGGGCATCAGTTCCCTGAGTTTGAACTACAGGGAGTAAATGAAGATAACGAGATTGGCACTATTGCTAGTCACGATATTGACGGTTGGGCAGTAATATACTTTTACCCAAAAGATTTTACTTTTATCTGTCCAACAGAAATTGCAGGGTTTGATACTCTGGCGAACGATGCTACTGTGATTGGTATGTCTGGCGACAACGAGTTTTGCAAGTACGCATGGAGAGAAACTAACGGTGGTATCAGAGAAATCAACCACTGGTTAGCTGCTGACTGTGGACTTTACTTAGCCGAAGAACTAGGAATAGTTGACGAGGCTAATGGAGTTGCTTACAGGGCTACTTACATTTTAGACGATATGGGTACTATCCAGCACGTCTCAGTAAATGGTCTTGACACAGGCAGAAACCATGAAGAAATAGCAAGAACTCTTGCCGCTCTAAAAGAGGACGGACTCACAGGTTGCGGTTGGCAACCAGGGGACGAATACGTAGCATGATTTTATTCACAGCAGACTGGCACATAAAACTCGGGCAGAAGAATGTTCCTACTGATTGGGCAACCAAAAGGTATCAGATGTTTTTTGAACAAATACATGAGCTAGAGCCTGACTGTGACTTGCACATCATTGGCGGGGACTTGTTTGATAGAGTCCCCTCAATGGACGAACTTACTCTCTATTTTGATTTTATTAGAAATGTAAGTGTTCCTACGATTATTTATGACGGAAATCATGAAGCTACTAGGAAAAACAAAACTTTCTTCACTAACCTGAAGAAAGCAACTTCAGATGTGAATGGATTGGTCGAAGTTATCGATACAACTTATGTAGAAGATGACTGGGCAATCCTTCCATATGCAGACCTGCATAGAAAAGGTAGTATAGAATCTATTGAAGCAGATATATTATTTACACATGTTAGAGGAGAGATACCACCTCATGTAGTTCCTGAAGTTGAATTAGAAAGGTTTGATAAGTTTACGACTGTATTTGCTGGTGACTTACATGCTCACGAGAATACTCAAAGAAATATTGTGTACCCAGGCAGTCCAATGACTACATCTTTTCATAGAAACAGAGTAAAGACAGGTGCTTTACTTATCAATGATGATTGGTCGTGGACATGGCATGAACTTAACTTACCGCAGTTAATTAGAAAGACTGTATCAGACCCCAACGAGATGATACAGACTGACTTTGACCATACAATCTATGAACTCGAAGGTGACGTTCAAGACTTGGCAAAGATAAAAAACTCAGAACTACTAGACAAGAAAGTAGTAAAACGAGAGGTAGAAGCTACTTTGAATCTTACTTCCGAAATGTCTATTAGTGATGAACTTGTAGTATATTTACAAGATATACTAAATTTAGATGAAGATAAGATAAAAGCAATTATAGGAGTGTACAATGATTATTCTACAGAAGTTGACTTGGGATAACTGTTTCTCCTATGGGAAAGGTAATGAAGTTAATCTAGCAGACGCTACATTGACACAGCTTGTCGGCACGAATGGAGTAGGTAAATCATCTATTCCGTTGATTCTTGAAGAAGTATTATTCAACAAGAATAGTAAGAATGTGAAGAAGGCAGATATTGCTAATAGATATGTGAACAATGGATATGACATTGCTCTTGACTTTACTGTGGACACAGATAGTTATAATATATCAGTTAGTAGACGAAGCACTTTGAAATGTAAGCTAACAAAAAATGGTGAAGATATAAGTAGCCATACTGCTAGTAATACCTACAAAACCTTGGGAGAGATACTAGGTATTGACTTCAAAACTTTTACCCAGCTTGTCTATCAGAATACTAATACAAGTTTGCAGTTCTTGACTGCTACAGATACAAACAGGAAGAAGTTCCTGATTGACTTATTAAAACTTGATGACTACGTTGCTTTCTTTGAGACTTTCAAAGAGGGTGTACGAGTTGCAACACAGGAAGTTACAGTCCTAAATGCAAAGACCGACACAATCGTTAAATGGTTAAATGACAACAAACTCGAGAGTATAGAACTACTATCGAAAATGGATTTACCAAAAATCTCGGAAGAAGACGAGAAACGATTACGTCAGTTACAATTAGACTTTGAAAATATCTCGGATAAAAATAAAAAAATTAACGACAATAATTTTCTTGTTGAACAGTTAAAATCCATAGATATTGCTCAGTTAAGAATTGACCTAGAAACATATCCAGAGTTACAGGATACAGACCGATATACTGGACAGCTAGGAGCATGGTCGTCTGAACTTGCACATGAACGTAGTATGCGTAGTAAGTACGAACAACTACGAAATGCGGAATCACAAGAGTGTCCTACTTGTGAACAACCAATCGATATGGACTTTGTAGAAAGACATTATATAGAGCATAACGAAAGAGCAGAACAATGCAGTAAATTTATGCAACAAGAACAGGACAAGCTAGAGAAAGCACAGTATGAAAATGAAATACATAGGAAAGCAGCCAAAGGAATCCGAGAGTGGGAAAGACTCGCAGGTGCTATTGACTCTGGACTCCCAACGAAAGTTAGCGATCCAGAAGCAATCCAAGAACATATTCAAGAACTTAGGACAAAAGTTCAAGAAGCTCGTAGCGAGCTGGAAGAAGTAATTACAGAGAATGAGAGAAGAGAACGTCACAATACAAGAATTGAAATTATTGCGGAGCAAACTGAACAATTTGAGAGCGAGCTATCTGAAATCACAGATAAGCTCAGCAGTATTGAGGATAAACTTTCGATTCTCGAAATACTTAAAAAAGCATTTAGTACGAATGGGCTACTTGCCTACAAAATCGAGTCCCTCGTCAAAGAACTAGAAGGACTTACAAACGAATACTTAGCTGAGTTTAGTGATGGTAGATTTAGTATCAACTTCGTAGTGGAGAATGATAAACTGAATGTAGAAGTTACAGACACAGGTAAAATTATAGACATACTAGCATTGTCTAGTGGTGAACTCGCAAGAGTAAACATTGCGACATTAGTTGCAATACGAAAACTAATGACTTCAATTAGTAGAAGTCAAATCAATGTGCTGTTCCTCGATGAGGTAAACCAAGCACTTGATGAACAGGGGAAAGAGAAGATTGTAGAGATTCTCTTGAAAGAAGAAAACTTAAATACTTATCTAGTTTCTCATGGTTGGACACACCCACTATTAGAGAAGATAGAAATTATAAAAGAAGATAACATATCTCATTTAGAATAATATGAAAGAAGGAGATACATTTTGGTTACATATTTGTAAGTACGAAGGCTACCCTCGTAAAAAGTACATACCTGTAGGGTCAACTTGTAGAGTATGCGACTGGTATATGATACCTGCCCAAGAACGTATGAATATGAATCGTGAAGAATTTATGGAGAAAAACAATGACGAGTAATGCACAAGACGTACTGCGTATGATAGAACAACAACTGAATCTCAAGATAGGAACAGTAAAACCTGGAGGAGATTTAGTAAAAGACTATGGTGCAGATTCTTTGGATATTGTAGAGATAGTGATGATGGTTGAGGAACAACTAGATATAGAAGTTCCTGATGATGCAGTCACGGAACTACAACTCCAAAATGTCGATAACTTAATTAACTTTATCGATTCTCAATAAATGGTAAACAGTAGACAGAAAGGTCACAAGGCCGAGCTGCTTGTTGCCAATATGTTAACGCGTTGGACAAACTTACCGTTTGAGCAAACCCCTGGCTCTGGTAGTGGTAAAATCAAGGGAGA